CCACGCTCCAGGCCGACGCCGGCGGCCAGCAGCCGGCCGGATCCGGCGGCCCTTCCCCGGCGCCGGGCCCGGCCACTCCCCCGGCCCAGGCCGGCGGCGAGCAGCAGCGCCCCGAGGTCGTGCCCGCCGTTGCCGGCGCCGCGGCCCCCGAGCGCGACGAGGCCGCCCAGGTCCTCTACGAGCCCAGCATCTACGGCCAGGCCTCCAGCCACTCCCTGGTCCGCGACGCCTTCCGCGCCCGCATGGACGGCGACGTCGAGGCCGCCGGCCGCCTGCTGAAGTTCCAGGCCGAGTGCCGCGACCTGCGCGCTGCCTTCGAGCGCCGCGGCACCATGGCCACCGCCGGCAACAACGCCGGCACCGTGGCCACCCGCTCGTCCTTCGGCGAGGTCATCCCGCCCGGCTACCGCGGCGACCTGCTCATCGCCCCCCACGACCCGGGACGCCCGCTGGTCTCCCACCTCGGCGGCGTCCCCCTGTCCGACGCCACCCCCTTCCGCATCCCCATCGAGCGGGAATTCGAGGGCGTCGGCCCCCACACCGAGGGCACCGCCCACGTCCAGTCCGGCACCCTCGACCTCGACGAGGTCACCGTCACCCCCCGCTCGGTGAGCGGCGCCTTCCGCATCAGCCGCGAGATGGTCGATGCCTCCAACCCCGCTCTGGACCAGATCGCCGTGCGCGCCATGCGCCGCGACTACAACCGCAAGGCCGAGGCCTACGCGCTCGCGGGCCTGACCGCGGTGCGCGCCGCCGGCGACGCGGTCGCCGGCGGCCTGGACGTGGAGGAGGCGCTGAACGACTTCACCGAGGACAACCACGACGCGATCTTCGGGATCGCCGGGCGCACCATGCGCAAGGCCCTCAGCAGCGAGGAGGCCAAGGACGGCCGCAAGCGCTACCCCTACCTCGGCCCGACCAACGCCGGCGGCACCACCGACGCGCTGTTCCGCGGCATCGACGTGCAGGGTCTGCCGCTGCTGTCCGCGCCCGTGGTCGCTGAGGACGACGCCTGGCTCATCGACGCCACCGCGGTGCTGTGGGCGGAGAGCTCCCTGCTGCTGTTCCGCTTCGACGAGGTCGAGGGCCCCGGCGTCATCAAGCTCGCGCTGTTCGGCTACCAGGCCGTGAAGGTCACCCGGGAGTCCGGGGTCAAGCGCCTGACCTACACGCCCGCGCCGTGACCAGCTGGGCCACCCCGGAGTACGCCCGGGAGGTCTGGAGCGACGCGCCGGCCGAGGGCCTGGAGGACCTGCTCGAGGAGGCCCAGGAGCAGCTCGACGAGTACGCCCCTGCCCTCGAGCCCGGTGCGACGGTGCCGCTGCGCTACCGCCGCGCCGTGGTCCTCCAGGCCCGCGAGCTGTACCTGGCGCGCGAGCGTGACGGCGACGTCGTCGGCGTCGGCGACTACGCCCTGCGCGCCCGCCCGCTGTCGGCCACGGTGCAGGCCCTGCTCCGACCCGAGCGCGCCGTGCCGAGCGTCGGGTGAGCGGCGAGGTCCACGCGGTGCGCGGCGAGCTCGCCGCGCACCTGCGCCAGCACCTCCCGCTCGACGACGACCGCATCGTGGAGCGCGCTCGCGCCGTCGACGTGGGCGGGCGCTCGCTGGTGCAGCTCGCCCTCGACAGCGTCGCCGTCGGTACCGGCGACGAGGCGCTGCACCGCACCGCCTCCATCACCGTCTGGGTCGTCGAGCCGGGCGACGGGACCGACGTCGACGACCGGCTCGACGCGCTGCTCGACCTCGTGCTGCGAGCGGTCGACCGCCTGGACGACACGGTCTGGACCGAGGCCCGCCGCGCGACGTACCCGCCGGGCAACCCGACCCACCCCGCCTACATCGTCACCGTGACCAGAGAGGTCTGACCGTGAGCAAGCTCGCCGCCCCCGCCGTGATCATGATGAAGGACTGCCAGCTGACGATCGGCGCTGACGGCGCTGACGCGATCGCCGGCACCGACGACGACTTCGCCGCCCACGCCACCCAGGTCCTGTTCACCCCGCCCTCGGCCACCGCGCCGGTCACCTGGTCCGGGCTGTCCCCGGACTCCGAGGTCACCGACAGCCCGACGTCGACCGCGGGGTGGACGTGCGCGATCGCCTACGGCCAGGACTGGACCTCGGCCAAGTCCCTGTCGCGCACGCTGCACGAGCGCGCCGGCCAGGTCGTCCCCGTCGTCTTCCAGCCCAAGGCCGGCAGCGGACTGCCCGCGATCACCGCGAAGATCACTCTCCAGCCGGGCCCCATCGGCGGCACCAAGAACCAGCACACCGTCGGCACCGTCACCTGCGGTGTCTCGGGCAAGCCCGTGCTGGGCACCGCCGCCTGATGGACGACCTGGCCGCCCAGGCCAAGGCGGTCGCCCGCGCCCTGCGCCAGCTCGAGCCCGAGGTCCGCCGCGAGGTGGGCCGCGAGGTGCAGGCCCAGGTCGTGCAGCCGCTGGCCGAGGCCGTCGCCTCGGCCGCCGGCGGCGGCCCCTGGGGCGACGTCATCGCCGGCGGGGTCAAGGCCCGCGCCGGCGCCGACCCGACCCTCGTCGTGGGCGGGCGCGCCGCGGTGCTCTCCGGTGGGGGAGCGGTGCGCGACGTCGCCTGGGCCGTGGAGTTCGGCGCGAACCCCGAGAAGCGCGGCATCGTCAACCGGGCACCCTCCCCCACCGGCAAGGGCAGGAAGCGCGGCCGCGTCACCGCCGGTGAGATCCGCACCCAGCGCGCCGCCGGGAAGGTCGTCTTCGTGCGCCGCAGCTCGCGGCAGTTCATCGGCCGGCACCGCCCCTACCTCGGCCCGACCTTCCGGCGCGAGGAGGACCGCATCACCGAGGCCTGGACCGACATCGTCGTGCACCGCCTCGAGGCGGCGCTGGGGGCGAGCAGCTGATGGCCGCGAAGGACTTCGTCACCCGCTTCCTGACCGACCTCTCCCGCTGGCGGGTGGCCGACGCCGCCGACGACCTCGACGACGTCGCCTCCTCCGCCGACCGCACCGAGCGCTCCCTGGCCGACGTCGAGGGCGCCGGGCGCGAGGCCGGCCGCGGGCTGGAAGCCGTGGCCTCCGCAGCCCGCGACGCCGAGGGCGACCTCGAGCAGGTCGGCGCCGAGGCCAAGGCGGCCGGCCGCGACGTCGACGCCGGCGCCGACGACGCCGAGTCCGCCGCGGACCGCATCGCTGACGCCTTCCGCAAGGTCAAGGCCAGCGCTGATGACGACCTGGGCAAGGTCGGCGACGGCGCCCGCAAGGGCACCCAGGAGGTCTCCGAGGCGACCAAGGAGATGGGGGGCGAGGTCCGCGAGGAGCTCGTCTCCATGGCCGGGTCCTTCGACGGCACGTTCTCCTCGGCAGCCGACTCCGCCCAGGCGCTGACCTCCGCCATCGCCCAGAGCCTGGGCCCCCTCGGCGTCGGCATCGGCGCCGGCCTGGCCCTCGGCATCGGCCTGTTCCGCGCCAGCGTCGAGCGCAGCAAGGAGGCCGTGGCCGGCCTGGTCGAGCGCATGACCTCCCTGGCCGACGGGACCAGCAGCGCCGAGGAGGCCACCCGCGACTACGTCTCCGGACTCGAGGACCAGGGCGCCGCGCTGCGCCGGATGAAGCAGGACGCCGAGACCCTCGACGTGCCGCTGTCCACCCTGGCCCAGGCCTACGCCGGCAACGCCGACGCGCTGCAGCTGGTGACCGAGCGCACCGACCGCTGGCGCGAGGCCAGCAGCCTGCTCGAGGCCCAGGCCGCGGCCGGCATCCAGAACACCGACGCCTCGGCGGAGTCCTTCGGCTCCCTGTCCCGCGAGACGCGCAACCTCACCGAGAACACCGAGGCCGCCGTCGAGACCCAGGCCCTGGTGCGCGAGGCCCTCGAGGGCACCGCGGCCGCGGCAGAGGCCGCCGCCGAGCGCCAGCAGGGGTTCGGCAGCGCGCTGGGTGAGTTCATCGACCCGGCCAGCATCTACACGGACACGCTGCAGGAGCTGGCCCAGGAGACCGCGGACAAGACCAAGGACCAGAAGGACTCCTGGGAGACCTACGCCAACTCCACCGACGTCGCCCTGTCCAAGGTGAACGAGGGGCTGCGCAAGCAGGTCGAGGCCCAGGAGGAGTGGGCCACGAACATGGCCACGGTCGCTGAGCGGGCCAGCACCGAGACCCTCGACTACCTGCGCGAGCTCGGGCCCTCAGGGGCCGGCCTGGTGAAGAAGCTCGCCGAGGCCAGTGACCCCGAGATGGCCGAGTTCGAGTCGCTGATGAAGCGTCGCTCCGCCGCCGGTGTGGCCAACGTCGCACGGTCCATCGAGGAGGGCACCACTGCCGCGGTGCTCGCGGCCCGCCGCTCCCGCGACGCGATCGCCGCGGTCTACGCCGAGCCCATCCGACAGCTCGTGGAGGCCAAGGCCGACCCGCGCTCGCTGTCCCTCATGCGCCAGGAGATGGCCCAGGCCATCAACGGCGCCGCCCAGGGCGCCGCCCGGAGCAGGTCCTGATGGCGCTCACCCTGGCCGCGGCCGCCGCCGGCGACGCCGTCGTGCTCACCGTCGCCGGCGCCTCCACCACCGGCCCCGTGGCCCTGTCCAGGGTGGACCGCAACGGCACCACTCAGGTCCGCCTGCCCACGGGCCTGGCCACCATCGGCGGAGCGTTCACCACCACCGACTACGAGGCCAGCCTCGCCGGCCCCTGCCGCTACCTGGCCCTGGACGCCGCCGGCGCCACCGCCCTGGCCACCGCCACGCTGGCCGGGGGGAGCGGGCGCCCCCAGTTGCGCCCCACCTTCCGCCCCCAGGACGGCCTCACCGTGGAGTGGGTCACCGGCCTGAGCCTGCCGCGCCAGCTGCGCTCCTCAGCCCACGAGGTCCTCGGCCGCCCCGACGTCGTCTACACGACCTTCGGGATGGGCGCCCGCACCGGCACCCTCACCATCCGCTGCACCACGCTGGCCAAGGCACTGGCCGTCGTGGCGCTGTACACCGAGGGCCTGCCGCTGCTGCTGCGCCTGCCCGACCAGGCCGGCCTCGACATGCACCACCTCGGCCAGAGCGTCGACCCCCAGCCCCAGGAGCGCCGCGCGGACGGCTCCCGCTACTGGGACGTCGCGGTCACCTACACCGAGGTCGTCCCCTCCGCCATGGCCTCCCTGGTCGCCTGGACCATGGGCGACGCCGCGCGCACCTACCCGACCCTGGCCGCCGCCACCCTGCCCCACCCGACCCTGGGTGACTGGGCAGCGAACCGGGTGGTGCTGTGAGCACCTCGCCCTACCTGCCCGACTCCCCCGCCCTGCTGGGCTACACCCTCGGCCAGGTCGTCACCGTCGAGGCGACCCACCCCACCTGGGCCACGCCCATCCCGCTGGAGCTCGAGGGCGGCTCGCTGTCCTGGGACGAGCGCCGCGCACCGCGGTGCGTGCTGACCATGACCGCCCGCGTCCCCAGCGACCAGGCCACCCTCGACGCCCTCGACCCGCGCACCGGGGTGCGCCTGCGCGTGCGCGCCGGCTACCTGCGCCCCGACGGCCCCGACGTCGCCGTCGTGGCGGACCTGCAGCTGCGCGACCGCCGCGTCTCCCGCCCGGCCGACGTCATGACGCTGACCGGCTGGGGTGACGAGGGCATCGTGCTGGGGAACCTGGTGGCCACCACCGTCACCGGCGACCTCGGCGATGCGGTGCTGAAGGTCCTCACCCTCGCCCTCGGCTACGCGCCCACCGTCGTGGAGCGCACCCTGCGCCCGCTGAGCGTGCAGACCAACGCCGTCCTCGACACCCAGGACCCCTGGACCCAGCTCGAGGACTGGCTCGACCGTGCTGGAGCGGATCTGCACGACGACGGCCTGCGCGGCTGGCACCTCATCGACCGCCCCATCCTGGCCGCGCCCGTCCACGAGCTCGTCGTCGGCGCCGGCGGCACCCTCACCGGCGCCGACACGACCCTGACCCGGGAGGGCTGGCACAACGCCGCCTCCATCGTCTACCGCTGGACCGAGGTGACCACCGCGGTGGTCACGCACGAGCTCGACGGCGGGCTGCTGCGAAGCGCAAACGACGCGGCCAAGGCGGAGCAGGCCGCGTACGAGAAGAAGACCGCGACCCAGGCCCAGTACGACGCCCTGCCCGCCGGCAACATCCTCAAGATCATCGTCGGGCAGCGCCTTGAGCAGGAGAAGGCCGCCTACGCCGCGGCGACCGCGGCCTCGGACGCGGCCGACGCGAAGTACGCCGGGTCGGGCACCTCCACGGTGCGCACCGAGACCGAGCGGGTCATCGTCGGCACCGCCGCGGTGACCTCCGGGCCCTACGCCCCGGCCAACGCCGGCGGCCGGCGCGTCTTCCGCGAGGAGCGCAACGTGGCCACCACCCAGGCCGCCGCCGACGCCGCGGCCGCCACGCTGCTCGGCCGGCGCCTGGCCGAGGGCCGCACCCTCGACCTGGAGGCGATCACCGCCTGGTGGCTGCGGCCCGGGCACACCGTCGGCGCGCGCCTGCCCACCGGCGCACGCGAGGAGCACCTCGTCGTGGCCATGGACGCCAACCTCACCACCGGCCGGATGCGGGTGGCCACGCGCCTGCCCGACACCGCCACCGTCATCACCCCGGGAGCCTGACGTGCCAGAGATCATCGACGGGACCACCTACAAGACCACCCCCGGCGGCCGGCCCTACCCCGAGTCCACCTCCCCGGGCAAGGCGCTGTGGCAGCTGCTCGAGCGCGCCATGCGCGAACTGGACGACTTCGAGACCTACGAGCTCGCCGCCATGACCGCCGCCATCACGGCGCTGGACGCCAAGGTGTCCGCCGCCGGCGGCGTGGTGCGCCGCCACCTGACCAAGACCACCGCGCAGAACATCGCCAACGCCACCGTCACCGTGCTGACCTGGGACAGCGACGCCGCACGCGGTGACGTGGTCCCCAGCGCCTCGGACACCACCGCGATCAAGGTCGCCAGCACCGGCGTCATCACGCTGCAGACCGCTGGCCTCTACCAGGTGACCGCCGTGATGCCGGTCGCCTTCACGGCCGCGTCTCTGAGCCTGCGACGCACCCGCGGCGGCACCACGACCATCGTGGCCAAGGACGGCAACACCAACGAGAAGGCCGTCGACATGTTCGGCCAGTTCGAGGCGCTCGCCGGCGACACCCTCGAGGTCCTGATCTACGTCAACGGCTCCGGCGGCCTGATCACCGGCTCCGACGCAGCCAACAACACCGCGCCCAGCAACGCCGTGCGCTGCACCGTCGTGCGGCTGGGGTCCTGATGGGCACCTGGGCCGTCGTCGACGAGCGCGGCGTCGTCCTCGCCGTCTTCCACTGCACCCCCGAGCGCGCCGAGCAGCGCGCCGCGCGCCTCGAGGGCGCCGCCGGGGTGCGTGACATCACGCAGGCAGACCCCCAGCCCGGCCTCGGCTGGCGCTACGACCGCGAGACCAGGGAGTGGACCGAGTGAAGATCGTCAGCCGCAGCGAGTGGGGCGCGCGGCCGCCCGTCGGCAAGCGCGTGTCGGTGCCCGCCGCCGAGCGCGCGTGCGTCGTCATCCACCACACCACCGGGGAGACCCTGGGCAAGGGCGACCCCGCGGCCTGGGTGCGCTCCATCCAGCGCTTCCACCAGTCGGTGCGGGGCTGGGCCGACGTCGGCTACCACTGGCTGGTCGCCGGCGACGGCACCGTCTTCGAGGGCCGCGGCTGGGACGTCGTTGGGGCGCACTGCCCCGGGCACAACACCGACGGCTGGGGCATCGCGCTGCTGGGCGACGGCAGCGACGTCGTCCCCGAGGACGCCCTGGAGTCCATCGGGGAGCTGCTGGGCCTGGCCGAGCAGCGCGCCGGGCACCCGTTGGCCCTGCTGGGCCACCGCGACGCCCGCCAGACCGCCTGCCCGGGGGACGCGCTGTACGCCTGGGTGCACGACGTCGAGGCCGTCGGCCCGGTGACCGCCACTGCGGTGGCGCCCACCACGCCGGCCGGTCCCGTGGTGCCGGCCTTCCCCCTCGAGGCGGGCCTCTACTACGGCGCGGACGGCGTCGAGCGCGGGGAGGGCCTGCGCCGCTGGCAGGGCCGCATGGCCCAGCGTGGCTGGCGCATCACCGCCGACGCCGTCTGGGGCCCCCAGACCGATGGCGTGACGGCCGCCTTCCAGGCCGAGAAGGGCCTCGTCGTCGACCACAAGATTGGCCCGAAGACGTGGGCGGCAGCGTGGTCGGAGCCCGTGACGTGAGCGTCCCGGCCGAGCACCGCGCGCCGACCTTCCTCGAGAAGCTGCGCCGGGCCTCCGACCGCCTGGTCACGCCCAACGTCATCATCGCGCTGATCGTCGTCGTGGGTGCCGTGGTGGTCTACAGCGTCCACGCCGCGGTGCAGGCCGAGCTGCACGGCGGCCGCGGCCTGGTCGTCATCGAGACCGTGACGAAGACGCTCACCGCCTTCGGCTCGCTGGTCTCCGCCGGGCTGCTCTTCGTCTCGCGCTTCCAGCTGTCGCGCATCGAGGTGGCGGCCGCGGCCGCGGCCGCGGCGCCGACCACGGGGGGCGAGCCGGCGCCGCGAGCCGAGGGTGAACGCGCCGCGGCAGAGCCCACCGTCGCACCGACCACCGACACCCCGGTGGAGAGCCCCGAGCCGGTCGTGGAGCCCCTCGAGCCGGTGGTGACCCCCGTGGAGCCGCCGGCCCGCGTCGAGGAGCCCACGGGCCTGATCCCGGTCGTGAGGCACCGGGCGTGAGCAGGGCCGCGTGGAGCCGGAGCCGCGCCGCCGGCAACCAGGCGCGCAAGAGCCGCACCCCGCGGGCCCGCGGCGGCCGCGAGGTGGGCATGCACGAGGACCAGCAGGCCCGCTGGGACGCCGTGCTGTCAGCCGATTCGGATAAGGTGGGCGCATGCCCGGAGAGCTCGCGCGACACCTCGCCGCCGTCGTCCTCGAGCTCGCCGACGAGCGAGGCCTGAGCGTCAACGCGGTCTGCAAGGCCGCCGGCCTGCCGCAGTCGACGACGTCGCGCCGGCTGCGCGGCCTGGCCGCCCTCGACGCCGACGACGTCGAGGGCCTGGCGCGCGCGCTGGGCATGACGGGCGCCGAGCTGGTCGACCTGGCCGAGCGCCGCTAGCCCGTTCGAGGAAGACCTCAAGTCGGTATCCAAATCGGATAAAGGTCCGGGCGGGGGAGCCCGATGACCTGTGCATGCCCACCACGACGAAGAGCCGGCCCGCCAAGGCCCAGCCGGCCACCGACACCCACATCGCCCGCATCGCCTGGCAGTCCGCCGGCGCCGGCGCCCTGGCCTACGCCGTCATCATCGACGCGCGCGCCACCACCTGGCCGCTGGCCCAGGCCCTCGTCTCCGGCATCTCCGCCGCGATCGGCAGCGTGCTGTGAGCGCCCCCCGCGTCGCCGGCACCACCGTGCGCGAGCTCCTCGAGGCCGGCGAGGGCGCCGCCATCGTCGACCACGCCCTCGCCGGCGTCATGGTGCTCATGCGGCCTGACGTCGAGGACCCCGACGTCATCGTGCTCGCCACCTACGACGAGGTGTTCGGCCTCGTCCGCATCGCCGGCCAGCGCGACGTGAGCGTGGCCACCATGATCCGCGCCCGCGAGGCCCGCGCTTACGCCCTGGCCGCGGCGTGAGCGCCCTCGCCGTCGTCCTCGAGGCCGAGGTGGTGCTCGACGACGTCGAGGCCGCCCGCGACCTCACCACCCGCACCCGCGAGGCGCTGCACACCGCCGCGGCCGCCGTCGAGGCGGCGCTGACCCTGGTGGCCGAGGCGCGCGACACCGGCGCCTGGGCCGTGCTCGGCTACGCCACCTTCGCTGCCTACGCCGAGGCCGAGCTCGTGGGCCTGCGCGACGTGCGCCTGGCCGTCGACCGCCGCGTGCAGCTGGTGCGCGGTCTGCTCGGCGAGGGCCTGAGCAAGCGCGCCGTCGGACGGGTGTTCGGCATCAGCGACCAGACCGTGCGCGCCGACGAGGTGCGCGAGCTCGAGGCCGCGCCCGTCGCCGTCCTCGACGGCCGCCGGCTCACCCAGCCTCAGCTCGCCCTCGCCGCTCTCGAGGCCGCCGGCCTGGACGGGCTGACCTACGTCGAGCTCGGCCGGCGCTACCGCTCCTGGCCCTGCCCCTGGGCGATCCTGGCGCGCCTGCACGAGCAGGGCCGCGTCGCCCGCCTGGACCACCACGAGCCCACCGGCACCCGCACCCACAAGGGCGCCGTCCACCACGTCTACGTGGCGCTGCACGCCGTCGAGGGCCGCGAGGTCGAGCCCCGCGCCACCCGCTGCCGCGTCAGCCGCTGAGGCGCTCGGCGCCCGGCAGGCGCGTCACGACGGCGGCCGCCTGGTCGGCGAGCACGAGGGCGTACCCCGCGGTGGTCGACGGTGACTCGTGCCGCATCACCTGCTGGGTGAGCAGCAGGTCCCTCGAGGCCGCGTAGAAGGCGGTGCCGTAGCGGTGGCGCAGCTGGTGGCTGGTGAACCGCACCCCCGCCCGCTCCCCCAGCCGCGTCAGGTCCATGCGCACCCCGTCGGTGGTGGCCGTCGGCCAGAGCCGGCCGCGCCCCACCCGGGCGCACCACGGCGCCAGCGCCTCGACGACGAGGTAGGGCACCGGCACCAGGCCCTCGCGCCCGCCCTTGCCGATGATGCGCAGGGCCCAGCCCCCGTCGGTCTGCTCGAGGTCCTCGACGGCGACCTTCGCCGTCTCGTGGGCGCGGGTGCCGGCGTAGGCGCCCAGCACCAGGAAGGCGCGCTCCCGGTGCCCCGGGCGCGCAGCGACCATCAGCCGCCGCAGCTGCCCCTCGCTGACCGGGCGCGGCACGGCACGCGGCGTCGGCGGACGCCGGATGCCGGCGGTCACGTCGACGCCGTCTCTCCAGAGCGTGTAGGCCTTGAGGTGGCTGAGGTAGGCCCGGCGAGTGCGGACGGCCAGCGGCCGCGAGGCCATGTACTCCAGGACGTGGACCCGCTCGAGGGCCTCGGGACCCACCCCGGCGGCGCGGGCGAAGATGCCCACCGCGGTGAGCCTGGCGGTGACGGTGCGTGGCGAATAGCCCTCGGCGATCATGGCTTTCGACCAGCTGTGAAGGTGGGTGTCCATCTCGGGCCTACGACCCGTTAGCCCAGGTCACGCTGCCTGCGCCAGCAAGTTCACCCGGTTGAGCGTTCGGTAACTACCGGTAGCGGACGTCTCACTCTCGGGGGGAGTAGGGACCGCACGCAGGGTCACAGCGGGTGACGCCGGCGGGGCGATCAGGAAGGCCGCCGGCGGCATCGCGTAGTGGTCGGCGAGGCGGTCGACCTCGTCCAGAGACCACGGCCGCACGCCGTCGAGCTTGTGGCTCACGGCCTGAGGGCTGACCCCCAGCGCGCGGGCGAGCGCGGCCCTGCTCTCCCCTCGGGAGACCCGCGCTCGCTCCACCACCACCGACACCGTCTCCTGTGCACGCACTGCGCCAGTGTGCACCCCCATGCCACGACACACGCGGCTATGACACACGGTTGGCCTACACGCCCCGTGTAGGTACGGTGACGCCGTGCATGCTTCCCCAGCGCTGCTCACCGTCTCCGACGTCGCAGAACGCCTGTCCGTCAGCACCGACACGGTCCGGCGCTACCTGCGCTCCGGAGAGTTGCCGGCGGTGCGCCTCACCCGCGACTGGCGCGTGGAGCCGGCGGCGCTCGAGGCCTTCGTGGCCGCGCGCACGACGGGCCGCCAGCCGGCCGTCGAGGCCGCGCCGTGAGCATCGCCTGCCGCACCTGGGTCGCGGTCTGCTCCCCCACCAAGGGGGCGGCGCGCCACGTCCTGGACCAGCTGGCCGACCACGCTGACGAGAACGGCGTCGCCTGGCCCTCCCAGGCCACCCTCGCCGAGCTGACCGGGTACACCGAGCGCGGCGTGCGCGGGCTGCTCGTGAAGCTCGTCGAGGCCGGCGTGCTCACCGTCGAGCACAACTACGTCCGCCAGTACCGGAAGCCGGGCGCGCACACCGTGGCCTACAGGCTCGTCGTCACTCTCTGTAGGCACAACGGGGAGCCCGACCGGGGCCAGTCCTGGGCTCGGCACTGCACCCACGGGGGGCGGAACGTGGTGCCCCCCCGTCGCCGACGTACCCCGTCCGAGGGGGGGAACGAGGTGCCGCCCCAGGGGCGGAACGTCATGCCGGGTCAGGGGCGGAACGACGTTCCCGGAACGCGGAACGAGGTTCCTCAGACCCCGGAACGACGTGCCGGGGAACCACCATTGGAACCACCACTGAACGACGGATCACCTTCCCAGGTGACCGTCACCAGCGCGCGAGACGACGCGCCGCTGCGCAGCCTCGGCCCGGACGACGTCGCCTGCGCATCGTGCAGCACGCACCACCCCAGGGGCCAGCACCTGCCCCCCACCCCGGCCCCGAGCGACTGGCGCTCACGCGCCGTGAGCGACACAGCCAGTGACGACCCCGAGCCGGACGACGACCTGCCCTGGGACCCGTACCTCGACGAGCAGCAGGAGACCTTCGGATGAGCGACCAGCCCCGCGTCGTGGCCGGCAACCCCGCGGCCCAGCCCTACGTCGACCAGGTGCGGCGTGACGCCCTGGTCCGCATGGCCGACCAGCTGCGTCACCGAGAGGCACGCCTCAGCGAGAACGCCGAGGAGCACCTGCAGGCGCACGATCGGATCGCCGCTGAGATCGAGCAGGTGCAGGAGCAGCTGTCCGAGGTCTTGCTCGAGCTCGAGCGTCTGCGGTGAGCGCCCTGGTGCGTGAGGCCCTGGCCCAGCTCGACGTCGAGCCCCGCGAGCCCCGGGTGCGCTCCCGCGTGACCCTGGCTCGCTCCCTGCTGCGTGAGGCCCTCGACATCGAGCAGCAGCAGGCCGATGCGGCTGAGGTCGCAGCAGCGGCCGCCGCGAGCGCCCGCCGGCCCCCTGCGCCGGCGGACTACCCCGTGGCCGAGGTGCGTGCCTGGGCCAGGGCGCAGGGCATCGAGGTGCCCACCCGCGGCTCGCACCTGGCGGCCGAGGTGGTCGCTGCCTGGCGCGAGGCGCAGGGGTGAGCCGTGCCTGGGCAGGGGGCTCGACCAGGCGCCACCGTGCCTGGCGCCTGGCGGTGCTCGAGCGCGACCACTGGACGTGCCAGGTGCGCGTGAAGTGCGAGGGGGCCAAGGCCTCCCACGCTGACCACGTCGTGCCCCTGTCCGAGGGGGGAGCGCGGTTCGACCTGGCCAACGGGCGTGCCTCGTGCGCCCCCTGCAACCTGCACCTGGGTGGGCTCCTGGCCCACGCTCGCCTGCCCGTGCCGCGGACGTGGTCGTGGTGAGGCGGGCGCTGGGCCGGCTGCACTGGCTGCTGCTGGGTGGGCTGGTGGGGTTCGTGCTCGGCTGCCTGGGCCGGACCGTGCTGGTGGTCTGGCCGTGACCGAGCGCGGGCGGTGCGGGGCGAGGGGCCCGTGGTTCGAGCTGCTGGGCCTGCCCCTGCACTGCATGCGCCAGCCCCACGGCGGGGGACTGCACCGGTGGATGGCCACCCTCGAGGCGGCGGCCGGTGCAGTGGTCACCGTGCAGTGGGCCAAGGCCCTGCCCTCGGACACCCTGCCGCTCGGCACCGGCCAGCTCGAGGCGGTGGAGCGGCCGGCCCTGGTCGACCGGCGCCCCGCGGCCTGGTGACCCCGCCGGTTTTTGGTGATCGGCACCCCCGCGGGACACCCGGCAATGTCCATTTTTCTCCCCAGGAAAGGGGAGGGGGTAAAAATGGGAAGAGAAAGTCGATAAAGAAAGTGAGATAGCAAGAATGGCGAATAGGAGAAAGTCGGAGCAGCAGTCGCTCGACTTCACGACCAGCAGCCGGCGCACCGTGGGGCGCGTCGAGCGCAGGGTCGCCGCCTCCATCGCCGCGGCCAAGCGAGGCAAGCACCTCGAGGCCCGAGACGACGGGCTGTGCGCCCTGGCCGTCGAGCTCGCCCGCACCGTCGACGAGTGCTCCATGAGCACCGAGCGGCCCCAGCCCTACGCGCTCGCGGGCGCCTCCCGCGAGCTGCGCGAGGTCCTGACCCGCCTGCGCCTCGACCCCTCCGAGCGAGAGGCCCCCGCGGCCCGTGACCCCTTCGAGCAGTTCCTCGAGCGTGCTGCAGCCCTCGAGGCTGGCGCCCCCGCCTCCGCTGAGGGCCACGCGCCGCCGTCCTGAGCGACGCACCCAGGGCGGCGCCGACGCCCTGTTCGCCGAGGCCCTGGGCCGGCCCTTCTTCCCCTGGCAGCGCTACGTCGCCGACGTCGCCGGCGAGATCGACGAGGAGACGGGCCTACTGGCCTACGACACCGTGATCGTCACGGTGCAGCGTCAGGCCGGCAAGACCTCCCTGATCGCCCCCATGGCCACCCGGGTCTGCCTGTCCGGGCGCGCCCGGCGGGTGTGGTTCACCGCCCAGACCGGCAAGGACGCGGGCGAGTGGCTGCGCGACGAGTACGCCGGCGGCTGCCTGGCCGACGCCAGCGTCTTCGCCGGCAAGTGGGTGCAGAAGCTGCGCCCCGGCTCCGAGGAGGTGCGCTGGCCGGCCTCGCGGTCCTTCTTCCGCGTCTTCCCGCCCCAGCGCGACGCCATCCACGGCAAGCAGTCCGACCGGATCTTCATCGACGAGGGCTGGGCGCACTCCCTCGAGCGCGGCGACGAGCTGCTCACGGCCGCCACCGCGACGCAGTCCACCCGCCCGAACGCCCAGGTGTGGATCCTCTCGACGGCCGGCGACGCCTCGAGCGAGTGGTTCCTGGCCCAGGTCCTCGACGGGCGCGCCGCGGTGCTGGAGGACAGCGGGCGCGGCGTGGCCTTCTTCGAGTGGGGCATCGACGACGACGTCGACGTCGACGACCTCGAGGCCGTCGCCGCCGCCCACCCCGCGGTGAAGCCGTTCGGCCTGATCGACCCGGCCTTCCTGGCCGCCGAGCGCCGGCGCCTGGGCCCGGACCGCTTCGCCCGCAACTACGGCAACCGCTGGGTGGCCGTCACCCAGAGCGTCATCCCCGCCTCGAGGTGGCGCGCCACCACCTGGCCCGGTACCTGGCCCAAGCCCAGCGGCCGCGTGGTGCTCGGCTTCGACGTCGGCATGGAGCGCGCCGACGCCGCCATCACCGCCACCTGGCGCCACGAGGGCCGCGTGCTGCACGACGTCGTCGAGCACCGCCCCGGCGCCGACTGGCTGCCCGCCCGGATGCTCGAGCTGCGCGACGCCTGGCACCCCGCCGCCATCACCCACGAGCGCCACGGCCCCGTGCTCGACGTCGCTGACGAGGTCGCCCGCCTGCTCGACCCCCACCGCGAGGGCGAGCCCCTGTGGACCGCTGCCGGCCTGGACTACCCCGCCGCGTGCCAGCGCTTCCTCGCCGACGTCATGGACGACCGGATGCGCCACCCCGACCACAAGGCGCTCACCGACGCCGCGACCGCGGCCGCACGCCGTCGCGTGGGCGACTCCTGGGTCTGGTCCCGGCGCGAGTCCGGCGGCTCCATCGCCGCGCTCGTGGCCGCCACCGTCGGCGCCTGGGCCCTGGACCACGCCCCGCTCGAGGAGGCGCTGCCGGCCTTCCGCGCCCTCGACGAGGACGGCGACCCCTACTGAGGGTGGCGAACCACCTGCGCGTAGTTACGAAACGCGACCGAAATCGGTGGGGCAGCCTCCCCCCTCGTGGGTGCGCTGGAGGTGCTGGGGCTACGACGCAGCTCGGTCGTCTCCGCCGTCATCGACGGCCAGGTCGTCGAGGCGGCGCTCGTCGGCGGCGGCGACGTCGCCCAGGCCGAGCACCTCCCACCCGCGGTCGCGGCGTCCTTCGGAATCCCGATCGCCTCCGCCCGCGTCACCCGCGCCCAGGCCTGCTCCATCCCCGCCGTCTCCCGCGGCCGCGAGATCATCGTCGGCACCGTCTCCGGCCTGCCGCTGATGGCGGTCCGCCAGCCCGTGGCCAACGACGGCCAGAACGTGGCCGCCACCGGCGTGCAGCGCGTGCGCCGCTCCCTGCTCGAGCAGCCCGAGCGCACCACCCACCGCCAGGTCACCATCGCCTGGACGATCGACGACCTGCTCTTCCACGGCATCGCCTGGTGGCGCGTGACATCACGCGACGCCGCCGGCTTCCCGACCTTCGTGGAGCGCCTGGAGCTGGCCCGCGTCACGATCGACTACGCCGAGCGCCGCGTCCTGGTCGACGGCACCCCGGCCCGCGACGCCGACCTCATCCGCTTCGACGGCCCCCACGAGGGGCTGCTGCGCCGCGCGGCCGCCATGGGCGGCGCCGACCCGCTCTACCTCGCCTTGCGCCTGGAGCAGGCCGCCGGGCGCTACGCCGACCAGGACGTCCCCACCGGGCTGCTCTACGACAAGCGCGCTCCCGGCGCCGGCGACCTCAAGGACGAGGAGGTCGACACCCTGCTCGGCCGGTGGATGCGCTCGCGGCGCTCCCGCTCCACCGGGTGGCTGGGCCGCACCCTCGGCTACCAGGCCGTGGCCCACAACGCCGAGCAGATGCAGCTCGTGGAGTCCCGCCAGCACGAGGCCACCGAGATCGCCCGGCTGCTCAACCTCGAGGCCGAGGAGCTCTCCGCCCAGGGCGCCGGCGGCCTGACGTACTCCAACACCGAGGCCCTGCGCCGCGGCCGCGTCGACCGGCTCGCGCCCTACCTCGGCTCCATCACCGGCCGGCTGTCCATGGGCGACGTCACCCCCCGCGGCCAGGCCGTCCAGTTCGACACCGCCGGCTACATCCGCGGTGACGAGGCCCAGGTCATCGACACCGCGGTGAAGGCGACCTCGGGGACCAACCCGCTGATGAGCGTCGACGAGGCCCGCGCCCGCTGGCTCGACCTCGGCCCCCGACCCGCCGACGCCCAGCCGGCCCCCGCGCCGGCCCCCACCGAGGAGGACGACGCCGCGTGACATCACGCACCCCGCACCTGCACGGGCTGCCCATCCTGGTGGGCAACCCCATGATCCACCTCGCCGCCGAGGGCGCCCCCGCTCCCGAGGTCTCCGAGCGGGAGCGGACCATCACCGGCCTGGCCGTCCCCTTCGGCAAGGCCGCCGAGGTCGGCTGGTGGGGCCCGCTCACCTTCGACGCCTCGAGCCTGTCCTGGGCCGGGGACATCTCCCGGGTGAAGCTGCTTGAGCAGCACGACCACGACCGCTCCCACGGCGTGGCCACCCAGCTCACCCAGGACAGCACCGGGCTGTGGGCCACCTTCACCGTGGCCGCCGGCGCCGAGGGCGACCGCCTGCTGGACGAGATCGGCGACGGCCGACGCGACGGCCTGAGCGTCGGCGTCCAGCTCGACGAGGACTTCCTCGACCGCTGGTGGGCCGCGCTGATGAACGACGAGACCGGACCCATCCTCGCCAGCGGTGCGCTGCGCGAGGTCTCCGCCGTGAGCATCCCCGCCTACGACGACGCCCGCATCGAGAGGAAGCCCTCGTGACCACCACCTGCACCACCAAGGACCCCCGCCGCCTCGAGGCCGAGCACCCCGCGCTCGCGGCCGTCGCCGTGCGCGCCGGCACCGCCACCGCCTCCCAGCGCCAGCAGCTGCTCGCCGCCCTGTCCGGCGCCACGCT